TTCATACCCTTCCATTCTATTTCCGATAATATGGTTTTTAATTTAGATGAGCTCATTACTTTAATAATTTAAATGCCATTGATTGCATACCCATTAATCCAGTACTTACGAATTTATCTTTGTTTGATTGTTGCTTAAGTGCATCATATACTTTAGTTATTGCTGATGCTGAGTACAAATCAACTCTTACTTTTTTACCACTCTTTGGGTCTACTAAAACTTTATTTGAACTAGTCTTAACTATATCCTTTAATTGGGTTATAATAGTTGGTTCGGTGTTTTCTGTTAACTTAGAACCACCACACCCACAACCACAACCACATCCGGCTCCTTCATTTACAGAACTACCACCAATCAATTCATTATATGAACTCATATCGATTGTACCCTTTTCCTTTGTAAGCTTAATAGCTCTTTCAGCAAAATCATGCAAATCCATATCAGTTTTAGCATCTTCTCTTGCAAATTCCAATGTTCTAATAAACAATGGTATATCCATAGTGATTGTATCAATTACATCACCTACTTCAGTTAACCCTTGCTCTTTGTTTTTCATATCAGCGAATGCTTGAGCTTCAGGTTGTGTTTCAAATCCCTTTACTCTAATATCACCTTCCCATACAGCCCATTTTTCAATTGGGTCTTTACAAGGTTTTACAACGTATTTATCGGATGGGTCTCCGCTATGGTCTTCGTTATTTATTTTCTTACCAGCTTTAACTGCATCTTTATGTGCATCAGAATTACCATGTGCAGGTTTCTCACCTCTCGCTCTTTTAGCTCGGATGTTTGCCCAAAGACCAGGTTTTTCTTCGTTTATTGATTCAAATTTCAATCCAAATCCAGTAGCCTCATCTCTTAACTCATCCCAATCACGACCACCATTACTTCTAATATAATCAACTGCACCTTTAAAATTAGAAAATCCTAATTTCTTTAGTATTTTGTTATTACGATACAACGCTCTTAAAAAATCTCTAACACCAGCTGATGATAAAGAAATTTCATTAATCATTTCTTCAACAGTTTGAGGAAGTGCATCTGCCACTCTTTCCAATTCATCAGATTCAGTACCTTCACTAACTGATTTATAGGTATCTTCCAACCATTTCATCGCATCTCTATTTTTAGGGAAGTCTTTGAATTCTTTGTAAAATTCCTTAACGAATTCTTTAAATGATGATGCCTCTTTAGCCATCAAATCTACATCACTCATCGAACCCTCTTTTATTGATTTTTTCATAATCTTCTATAATTTCTTTAATAAGCTGTACATATCTATTTTAAACCCATATCCAGCACCTTTATAATCAAAATCAATATCAATTGGTAATTTTAATTTTGATTCCAAATAACTTTGTAATGCCTTTGGAATAACTAATGCTTCATTTGAATCAGATATTATATTTTGTAAAACATCCAAATCTTTTGAAGTTTTTGCAATACAAGCAATCCCACCATCTTTAATGTTGGGATGTACACCAAATTCAGCTGAATATGTATTACCTTTTAGTTTAAAGTTTAATTTCATAGTTGTACTTTGTTATTCTTATAAATATATCTTTTTAATGTTTTATATGTTGTACTCTCCATCTAACATCCTTACCTCTTAACATTGCTTTGGTTGCCTCTACATTCTTTTCAGAATCATCCGCAAAGTAAACATCATCATAACCTTCGTTATCGATTTTATCTTCTATCCAATCTGCTTTATCTTTCGGGTTGTTAGATGCTAATGCAACTACAAATATTTTATTAGAATTAATACCAATATCCTTTAGATATTGTTTAATAGGTTGATATGCTGCTCTTGCAGTTAGGATGTAAACACCATCTCCACCACTACTACCCATTACTCTACGAAGTACATTCGTAATCTTTTTTATTTCTTGAGGATTCTGAACTTTTTGAAAATCAGAAAAATCAAATTCATCACCAGGTTTTTCATTATAAACAGCGTATTGACCTGGAGTTAATTTTGATTTTTTTCCATTAGAATGCGTTATGTATATAAATGATGTTGTTTTTACTAATGTATCATCAAAATCAAATATTCTTAACTTCTTAGATTCCACTAATAAACTCCTTGCTATCATATTTTCTTGTTTGATTGTTAACATACAAATATACAATTTTTTTCTGATATATCCTAATAAATTAGGAGCTTTGTTTCAGAAATTGAGTATTTAATTCTAACAATTTTTTATTTTCCATTTCAAGATATTGAACTTTAATAGTTAATTCTGCCAAATCTCTAGTAAGATTTAGTATCTTATCCCTAAGTTCATCTTTTTCTTGACTACTTCTTTCTAACAATTGTTCCAATCTATCAATTCTCTTAGAGCAATCATGTTTAATAAATTCATCTTCCTTTTCCTGTCTTTCGGCTTTTTTCTCATAAAACCTCCAAGCTCCAGCTGAACCTAATACTGTTATTAGTGTTATTATTACTGCGTAAATTGATTCTGATTGCATTGTTAGTTATTTTTAATTATTTTTTTCTAATTCTGACCTTAAGTAGTGTTTAGCCGCAATCATATCTTCTTTAGCATTAACTATCTTAGCTTGCCACCAATGTGGAAAATCAACTTCTTCACCAGTACTATCAAACTGAGCCAACATCTCACCTAATTCTTCAGCATATCTTTCGATAATACTTAAATCAGCTCTTAACATACCCGGTTCATCATCCTGATGACCTAAATCCGTATCTTCGGAAACTACCAATTCATCATCTTTACCTAAATCCTTTATGTATCTTTCCTCCATATCATACAAATCGATAAGATTTTTGTGTAGTGCATTTATTTTTTTGGTGATGTCTAAAATTGGTTTAACCAATGTATTTCTTTTATTTACATCCGTTTCACTATTAACTTTAGCAGCATATGCTCCACCAAATTTTTGTTTTCTTTCTGCAGTTAATTTTTCTATTTGTTTCTTAACTGCTTCAATTTTTAGAAATAATTTAGGAATACCCTCACTCATTAATTTTGATGCGGTTCTTTTCCCATAATTCTCTACAATGTATTTTTCAACTGATTTCATACTTTAATCCTTTTTATATCATTTACAATAAATATAAAGATATTTTTATTTAACAATAAAAGCCCCCCAATTGGGAGGCTTTATGTTATTACTCTTCTCTCTTTCCAGCAAACTTTTGTAATCCATCGATTCCAAATGAACCCAACGTAATTATTACGAATGAATTATAAATGAATTCTTGAACCATTAAGTCTTTTCCTAAAAATCCAGTTACGATATCAGCTAATGCGAATATTACCATTACTGCGAATGATGCAAATCCTACTACATTTTTTTCGTTAATTTCGTTACTGTCTTTAAACATGTCTTTGATAAATCCCATAATTTTGTTTCTTAATTAGATTTAATGTAACCAATTCTGAAACGTATTTGGTATAAATATCAAATTAATGATTAAGTGATACTTTTTTGTTTTAATCTTTCTACAAATGCCACCAATTCATCTCTACCAATTGCTTCTGCGTTTTTGTAAAATTCAGATTTTTTGTCAATAGTTTTAATTTTACCATCAAATGATGGAACTCTATTTATATAATCTTCTGTAATGTATAATCCATCTAAAACGTATTGATTCACTACATAACCAGCTTCTAATGCTATTCTACCAGCTGTCATACCATAAGTATCTTCGGGTCCATAACCACCAAATGATTCAGGTATTCCAACAAACTGCCAAAATGATTTAGAATATAGAGTATGCATACCACATCCAAATTTAATATATGGTAACTTCTTAAGTTGCATATTAGTTGGAGTTTGTGTAAATGCACCTAACATAGTTTCTTCACTAAATGCTTCGGCATTTTTCATTGAATCACTTACTAAACCATCCCAACTCATATCCCACCACTTTGGAATTGATGGTGAAAGTATATACATACCCTCCAATCTTTCTGCTGCTTGTAATTGGTATATTAACTGATGTTCATGCATCACAATATCCGTATCACAAAATATAAATTGGTCAAAGTAATCAATTTTAATAGATTCTCTCTTTTGTTGAGTTGTACCCCACATAGATTCATCTAATATAATTTGATTTATATTTTTCAATTCTTTATATTGAAACTGAGCATTGAAGATATTCATAAAGTAATCTTGCTTTAACTCACTATTTTCCCAATCCGTAAGTTTTGGGTTTAAATTCAAAGTTGCTTTTATAGTAACATCATATTCTCTACAATACGATAATGCTTTTCTATATTGTTCCATAAACCTTTGAAACATTTCTATTTCAGATGGCATTATATGGATACATACTAATGTCTTTTTTTTCATTAAAATACGTTTTTAAAGTGAGGTTTAATCATGTCAATTGTATTTAAAGATAAAATACTTATTTCAAATATATCCCAATTGAATGTACCCAATTGCCCAGTTTGTTCAATAATAAATGGTAATTTTTTAATAAATTCAGTAAAATGTTGATTAGTTAATTTACTAGCATCAAATTTAATGTGTACATTATTTTTAACATCATTACCAATTGAATGAACTTTATCGGATATTATATATTCCGATTTAGAATCTTCATTCATAATATATGAGTTAAATTCACAATCTACATAGATATCATCACACCAGGGTTCTAATATTGAAAGTAGTTGTGGTCTACAATTTTCAATTATAAATGATGTTGAATATCTTTTAGGAACTATTGGCATCATATTATCATCATGTAAAACATCAGTATGCCACTTTCTCCACCACTCTCTAAATTTGGTTGCTCTTAGTTGTAAATATTCTTCAGAGTCTTTTGGTTTGAACCATATTGTACCATCTGGTAGTGGTATCTCTTTTTCTATTTCGATACCATCTTTAAATCTACTACCTCTACAAGTCATATGATATACAAATGCATCTCTACTCTGAATTAATTGGTACCCATTCAAATGGAACCTATTAAATATATCAGAATCTTCCAACTCCATAGGTGCAAATAATTTATCATGCCCACCAATAGATACAAAATCTTCTTTATATAACATCCAAGGTGCAAAGATACCATTAGTAACTTTACCCTCATTTAGATACTCAGCTTCATATACAAATTTTAAGAAATTGGATTTGGCATCAGTAAACTCATCCACATCCATTCCAAAATTCTTAACATATTTTTCAGGACCAGGTGGATGCAATGGTGGTTCGATTCTAGTGGCTGAAACTACACTCATTGGTTTAAGGTGTTTCAACATATTCCCAACATAGTTTGGTGTTACAATCATATCTGAATGTAATATTGTTACGATTGGTGTTCTAGCTAATTGAATACCTATATCGTATAAAACAGTATGCCCAACTCTATCTTTTCCACCATTTCTATAAGTTAAAATATGATTCTTATCCGAACCATATTTTTCAATCCATTCCCAACTATCATCAGTTGATGCATCATCCATTATCACAATATCATGCCCATCACCATAATGTTCTTCAATTGATGAAACGGCTTGTTGTAAAAATCTTAAATTATTCCTACAAGGTATAATAAAGGTAACTCTTTGATAATTTGTCATTATTATTTTTTTATTTATCTATATATCCAGCATTATCCGAATGTACTATTAATTTTATATTATCATACTTTTTATGGTTTACACCATTTACAGACCAATACGATTGAAATTCATTACTAACAATATCCTTTTGTTCTTGTGTTAATCTAAAATCCTCAACTGCTGAAATTTCGGATTTAAATGGTAATTCAATATGTTTGATTTTAAAATTTTTAAAACAAACTAACCATATTATATAAACCAAATAATCAAATGCATAATATTCTGATTGTAATGTATTTAAATTTTCAGATGATTTATACCAATCATAGAAATCTATAAACAATTCTTTTTTATAAACAGGTATTTCACTAAACCACCAATATAGAGAATAATTTTTAGTTTGATTTATTAATATTTCATTAGTATCCAATCCCATATATCCTGCTGCTAACTTTATTATATTACCTCCAATTTCAGATTCGTTAGCCTTTACATAATCATATGATGCAATATTTTCATATATGGTATCTAAGTTACAATTTTTAACAAATTCAGATTCACAATCATATACACCAACATAATCATAATCGTTAATTATAGATTGTAATGCAAACATTTTTTTAACATTAACAATACTTTTTTTATCTCTCAATGATTCATCCAATATTAATGGTTTATAATTATCCATATATTTGTATTCGGATTTCCAATTAAAATCAAACATTTCATTTTCATTTGTAAAAATAAAATATAAGTCATGTGGTTTCTCTACATATTTTATATAGGATTCCAATAAATTAAATGCATGATGAAATTTAGGATTATGAGTTGTTATTATAGTAGCTGTTTTAATCATTTTTATAATTTTCTAAATAATATTTTAAATCCTCAGGGGTTCCCAATCCCCACATTTTAGGTACATCGAATGTTCTAACCTTTAATCCAGCTTTAATTGCGTTGTTATAAACAGGACAAACATAGAATTCTCCATTCACTCTAATATCTTGCTCAATCATCTCTTCAGCGTATTTCACAAAATCCGAACCATGTTTCCAATAATAAAAACCAATTGTTGCCAAATCAGATATTGGGTTTTTCTCTTGTACTTCGGTTACAAATCCATCATCATCTAACTTAGCAAAACTCCATTTTGGGTGAGTTGCTTTAAATGTTGGTATTCCACCATCACAATCGTTCTCATTCATTTTGTAAAAGAATTCGTTTGAATCCCATTCTACAAATTGGTCTGAATTTGCAAAGAAAAGTGGTGCCTCTGAATCAATAAATTCTTTAGCCAATAATGCCGTACAAGCAGCTCCTTCGGTTAATGTATCTACTTCTACTACTTTACAACCAGGTGTAATTAAATTTAGTAAGGTATCTAAGTTATATTGCTCTCTATGTGCTTTCTGAACTACATATATGTAATTTGCATCTATGTTCAAATTTTCTACCACAACTTGAATCATTGGTTTACCCTCTACATCAATTAGTGGTTTTGGGAATGTATAACCAGCAGTTTGGAATCTACTTCCAGCACCAGCCATTGGAATTAATACATTCAACTTTTTATCTACCCATTTAGGTGTTGTTTCTATTTTACCCATTTGTATTTCAGTTAATTTTTTAAATATGTTCGTATAGGTTACTTCTTGTGGATTTCTAACTCTCAAAATATGAGATTTGGAACGAGATGCCGCAAGTAACCCATAAGGTGAATCCTCTACAATTAGAGTTTCTTCTGGTAAACAACTCATCATTGAAATTGCTTTCCAATACATCTCAGGGTGTGGTTTAGAATTCTTAACATCTTCATTTGAGATAATTAAATCCATAAACTCCATTATTCCCAATTTTGAAAGTACAGTCAAAACTGTCTTTCTGATTGAATTAGAACAAACTGCTAATTTGTATCCATCTTCAGAAAGTGCATTCATTACCGATTGTAGAGTTTGATTTGGTTTCAACTCTTTTAACATCTGTAATGTGTACTTTTGTTTTTTATCCCATACTTGTTTATGTAATTCAGTTGGTAATCCCTTTTGTTCACTCAACATATTCAACTTTTGGTTTGTTTTCAAACCATCATAAGTTGAAAGGTGTTCAGCCCAACTTATTTCATATTCAGGTCCTAATGCATTATTTAGTGCATCAAAGTGGATATTCTTAGCTTCTACTAAAACTCCATCTAAATCAAATACTATTAATTTTATCATACTATTCCTCTTTCAAATGGCATTACACCATATTCATTAAACATTTTATCCAATTCTTTTTGGTATTCACTCATATTCCATTTTCCTTTATTAATAGCAGTTGCTATATAAGGGAAAACAATACTATCATAGTGATACATACCTCTTTTTTTCTCACTACCAACTCGTATCATAAAATCCCGACCATATGAAATAATAGCTTCTTCAAATTGCCAAATATTTAACGAACCAATAGTATTAACTAAATTTTGAAATATTTCCTTTTTAACTAGTGTTGGTTGGATTGAAAACTTTGCGTATTGATTGGTAACTAATGTACTATCTATGGTTGATGGAAGAAATGAATCACCTGCTAATATCATTTTAATACTCTCAACTACTCCACTTTTAACATAACCATAATACTTTTCTAATAATTCAAAATTAGGTGTATCGAATAATATCATATCCTCATGCAAAAACATAATAACATCTTCCTCAATTTGTGGAAGTATTTGTCTCCAGCGCTCTGTATATGATTTTGAATCATCATATACCAATTGGATATAATCCGATGGTATTTGCGTATCTATTTGATTAACAGCCACATACACTTTATAACCATTGATATATTTTTTGAATTGTCCAAAAAACATTGGCCATACATCCTTCATATCGGTGTGAGTGTACACTACTATTGGTAATTCTATTCCCATATTGTTTGTAAATTTATTCTATTTTCCCAAAGTCCATTTTGTATCATCCACCATTTATAAAATGCTATGGAATTTGAAAGGTCACCAGGGTTTCCTTCTATCTGAGCTGCAAATGTGTGAAATGGACTTCTAAATTCCATTTGCTCCTCTAATGAATTATATAATGATGTAAATGGTTTCATAGTTTCCATTGTACCATAAAACCACATATCCGCTGGTCCCATTTTGAAATGATTCCAATCTGCCATATATATTTTATCAGATTCGATTTCAGTTTGAAAATTAATACATTGAACTGGGTATGGGTTACCTCTACCTGGTCCAGATGTATCTCTATTTATTCTACCCAAATCAAAACGAGCTTTAATAATGATATCATATTCTGAATTAGTTATATATGGTAACTTCATTGATTCAGTTACACTATAAAGATGGGATAATACACTTTGAGGTGAACGTGGTGTTCCACTCAAATTATTTAAACCTCTACCATTTACCAATTCATTAAAATCTTTTGGGGCTTCAAATATGGCTGACGTTGGATTATATAACTTAGTGATTTCACTCTCTTTTTCAATATCCCAACTATGGATAAACACATCAGTATCAGTAATATCTAAAATGTGTTTTTTAATATGGTTGTATCCATCATAACCATTGGAACTACCATCAGTTGTTGAATCAAATAAACCATGTAAACATAGTGCTATTTTCATACTATTTTCTTTTCCACATTTTTATAAAATGAGAACTAACACCATCACCAACAGAATATATTTCAGTATGAGTATTACCAATCCATCCAAATAATTTTGATTGATTTTCTTTACCAATAAAATTATGGAATTCTCCAGTTATGTAATTTACTTTTGATAAATCCTTTTGGTACAATACATCCACTTCAGCACCTTCTATATCAATTTTCAACAAACCAATAGTACCAACCATTTCTAAAATGGTTTCTAAACTAATAGTTTCAACCTCTTCATATTCATCACCCCTAAATCCATGTTTGTTATGTTCATTTACAAAACCTGTTATTGAAAAGTTTCCAGAATTAGTATCATCATCATTGTTACCCATATATTTTTTTAACTTTACAATTTCACCATCTTTAGATGATACTGCTTTGTGTAAAATTTGATGAGAATGTCTACTTTTATATTGTTCAACATTATATGAGGCTGCATCAATTGCTAAGATATTATGAAAGCGATAATTCCATGCTTCACTAAAACCACCAACATTACATCCCATATCAACGAGTTTTTCCGATGCATCTATGTCAACTAAATGAATTGGATATTCATCCCTACATTCTTTTGTTATTTGATTAAACCAATTTGATGGTTGATTTTTACTAATTAATTTTTCTACTTTCATTATTCTATAACTTTATTGCTTTTGAAAACAGTAAATTCGGTTAAATCTCTATAACCATTATCTTCACCTAAATCACTCATATGTTCTGGATAGTTTTGAAACATAGCCAAACCTTGAGCTGCTTGTTGTGGAGTCATATACATATTCCAACCATGGAATGTAATATCATCCTCTTTGTAATATTTTTCACTTCTACCTTCATAACGAGCTTTTTTAAACCAATCAGCCGCATCAGCATTATCGGTTAGAATCATACCACCTTTCCAAATTGGAAGTAACTTTTTAATGTGGAATGATAACCCCATATAAGTTCCGGGTATGTACATACCGCTTGTTAATCGTTTTGCGGCATCGTAGATAGGATATGGTTTGAATTGGTATAAACCCTTCCAATGGTTTGTTTCTGCTCTCTTATCGAAGATAACTGTACCACCAGCATGTATAATCGATTGAGGTACTGATAGATACGTTTTTGATGGGATTGTAACTTCCTTCACCTCATTGTATTTACAAATAAGGAATAATGCGTTTGTACAACTATCAATTGAGATAGCGTAAGGAGCGCCGGTATAATTAGCGATTTCCTCTTCAAACATTCTTACAATTTTGTATGGATTGTGTAACATAATTTAATCTTTAGTTAATATATAATATTTTTTTGTAAATCCACAAGCTTCGAATAATTTCATACTTGCTTCATTATCTATTTTTACTTTTGCAAATGCGGTAGGCCATGTAACCATACATTGGTTTATCATAAACTTACCAACTCCCAAACCTTGAAAATCAGGATGTGTACATACTCTGATATCATCTTCAATAACACCAACGTATCCAGCAGGTTTACCATTAACCAATGCTATACGATAAAACTGAGAATGTGTTTTCATATATGAATTCTGCATTTCTTCAGTAATATGAGTTGATTTGATAAATCCACTCAATACTCTTTTATCATTTCTAAGAACTCTTACAAATTCCCAATATCCGCTTGTACATTCTACTAATTCCATATGCAAATCTTTTGAATATCTTGTGTGTTTTGGTAATTCCAAAATGATTGTAAATACCCTCTATGAGTTGGCATATCCATCATTGGTGTTAAACAAGTCCCAATATCAACATAAGTGTTATCAGGGTAATCTCTAAACAACTCCACAATTGCCAAATTGGTAAAAGTAGAAGCCGAAAAAAGGAATATGTGGTTTTTAACATTATTTGTTCTAATCCACTCTTTAATATTTTCAATTTTTCCATAATCATTAATCATTGCGTTATAACCCACTCTAAAGTCTTTCACAAAAAATGGTAATCTATTTAAGTTAGCATCCTCATGTCCAATAAACACACAATCTCTACTATAAAAAATTGGTAGAATATGTGTTATGAATATAGGATAGTTTCCGTTTACCCAAAGATTAGCCCAAGTTAGTGATTCATCATCACCACCAGCTAAATCAACCTGCCAATCAAATGCTTCCTTACCTACACAACAACTACAACTAATTCCTTTGTAATAATTGTGTTGTTTGTATTGAAGTGATTCAACTAACTTCTGTTGATAAAATGAATGTTCTTTTGGGTCAAAGTGTTTGAAATCAGGTGACTGATAAACACCACCTTGCTTTTCATTTCCAATCTGAATTAGCCCATTATCTAATACTAATTCTTTATTTTGTAAGATATACATTTCACCATCTGAATAACGTGAAAATGCGAAGTTTTCTTTATTATCCAATTTGGATTTAAATTTAAAAAAGTGTTCTCTAAAATTTTTCATCTCTTAATATATTTAAAACTTTAATAGCAGTATCACCATCACCATATGGACAATTTTCACTAATATACGGATTATTATTAACTTTTCCAAATAATTTTTTTAAATCATTTGGATTTTTACATAAATGTAAATGACCTGTATATAATCCTTCAGGTCTTTCGGTTGTAGTTCTACATACAATTACTTGCTTATTAAAAAATGAGCCCTCTTCTTGTAATCCACCACTATCCGAAATAATGAATCTACATTTCTTAATATGTAAAATCATATCAGTATGTTCCATTGGTTCAACCACATTAACACTGGTTAATAGATGTTTCCATTTTTGAACATTTGGATTTGGATGAATTGGTAAAATAAATTCCAAATCAGGATTAGCTATTGCTAAATCATTAAGTTCTGTAAACCACTTATCCATCCAATAATGATTTTCTCTACGATGTAAAGTAATCAGTACAAAGTTTTCATAAGTTGGGTCACCAAAATCTACCAAATTATCCAATACAGAGTTTCCAACTACATGAATTTTACCATGTACTTTTTCTTTTATTAGATTATTAGCCGATAATTGAGTTGGTGCAAGATTCACATCTGCTATTCTTGCTATCATTTGTCTATATCCCTCTTCAGGGTATGGGTGTTGTAAATCACCACTTCTTAACCCAGCTTCCAAATAGTAAATCTTTAACTGTCTATTGAATGCTGCTAATGCACAGCCAAATGCTGAACCAGTATCACCTTGAACTAATACTGAACTGAATTCCCCATTAGGGAATTGTAACATACAATCTGATATAATTGAATCCAATCTATTATCAGAATTGTTTATATTAATTTTATAATCTACTTTAACATTTTGAAGTAAATCAGGGTGTTGACCTGTAAATAGAAGTTTATATTCACTTCTATCCATAATCTTAATCAATGGTTTAATTTTTAACCATTCGGGTCTTGTCCCAAAACAGAGTAATATTGTATTATTTTTCATTTACTAATTTCCAACCTTTAATTCTTTGTTCGTGAAAATATTGATTCATTAATTGTTTAAATGGTGTACCTTCTACACTAGCTTGGTTTGATTCCCATAGTGAGTTAGCATCACCACCATATTCAGCTCCTTTGATACTCCCCCATAGGGATTTATCATCTTTAGGATGTGGCGGTACAAATGTAGGTATTCCTGCATACTTTTGTAACATATACGAAAAGTGCATATCTTCACCACAGGTATTGTATTTTGGGTCAGGTAATTCTCTCACCATATGAGATAACCATTCTTTCTTAAAGAACCAACTATGTCCAACTAAATCAACTTGTACAGTTCTTTCATTGTTACCTAATTCCGGCCATCCGAATCTTAAGTAGTGTTCGTAATAAGATGAATGTTCCGCTGGTAATGGGTTTGGATAAAGTAATCCAACTGAACCCAATAAACCTTCATGTGTTTTCATAGTTTCCATACAATTTTCTAACCATCTTTCGCCAGGGATTGTATCATCATCAAATACACAAACATAAGGATTTCTAGCGTTCATTGCGAAGTAGAATCTTGCCCATACACCAAAGTTGTAATTACAATATGCAACTGGAATTTCCGTTCCAATATCATAATTCAACAAATCGTTATCACCTGGATTATTATACCATAAAAGAATCTCATCCGGCTTTACCGTTTGATTCCTTAGAGCTTCTAATTGTTCGTTGAGGTTTTCGCCTCTCTTATAACCATTTAATATAACTGTTATCATATTTTATTCATCATTTGTTTTAACCAAACTTCTTTTGTATAGTAAGTTTGGTAATTATCTTTTGCTTCTTCACTTTTCTTTTTGTAGAAAATGGGGTCTTTTAACATCTCAACCATTAACATAGCTGATTCAATATCAGATACATCTACTGATAAGTTTGGATGTAGCAATCGTTGTGTATCTAACTTTTCATTACCAATTACAGGTATCCCAAAATATGCACAATTAAGTGAGAATGTACCAGCTGCTACCGTTGGCATTAGATGTACACCATATTTGAATTTAGATACTTCTACCATCCAATCGTTCCAATTCATTCTTGGGAAGTGGGATAGGTTACCAATACCACCTTCATTTACTCTTTTTGAGTGAGATTCTTGTCCCCATATTGGTAATCCAAATTCAGATGCTACCATATAAGATTCAAACCCACCATACCATCGGGAGAAGTTACCACCAATCAGTACTTTATCCTCAGTAATAGGTTGAATATCTTTGATGAAATCCTCTATCATAAGTGAATGAATTATCTCTACCTTTTTATTCCAGAATAATCCTCTATAATATTGAGAATCTGATAGATTGTGTGCAAATATACCATCAGTAAGTGATAAAAAGTTATAGAACTGAATTTGGTCTATAACTTCATAATCATTCCACCACCAATGTGGTCCTTCTTGAATGTAATATACTTTAGTATTACTTTCTTTTAAAGTTGGTATTATTGGTTGTTGTAAATATTTAGATACTGGATTTACTCCATTTACTAATGTACTACCTTCAGAATTTAAATAGGTTTTTCCTTTTGGAAATATGATAAATACAACATCATAGTTTTTAACCGAATCATAAGTTTCTAATGGATAGTGAACCGCATTAAGAGCGTTCATCCAAGCAAACTCAGTTCTCATATTATTATGAGTTGGTGGGATAGTTCCACTAAATCCCATTTCAGTTAAAAATGCTATTCTCATATAGTATCGTACAATTCGTTTTGTTTTTCTTGTCTTTCTATTCCTTTAGGGTGATAGATAGCGTATTCCTCTTGCAATGGTAGGATAGTTAATGTATTATAACCTTTGATTCTTTCATGTACTTTACCATCCCACTCAATCTCCGATGTTCTTCGGTAAATTCTAGTTTGTAAATCAGGCCAGTTAATCCAACCATTTGGATTTAATTGCCATCCCCATTTTTTAATATGTTCATCGGTTAATCCTTCAACGGTATTAACTCTTGGTACAAAGAATAAATCAATATCTAAGTTAGCTTCGATTAAATCGTGCATATTTTCAATCAAAAATTCCGATGGGATTTCATCTGCATCCAATTGGAAAATAAAGATACCATTTGCATGATTCTTTAAGTTGTTTTTAAAACTTGCAAAATCCTTATTAAGTGGAAAACTTATTATGTTTATGTTTTGATGTAATTCACCTATAATTCTTAGATAGTTTACCACATCTTCAGTAGCCCCATCTGAATCATATTGAATCAAAATCTCATCCTCTTTTTGAATTCTCGGATGTATGAAATTGATTAATTTTGTAATCTCTTCAATTTCATTACAAACTGTAACTGCATATGTTATATTAACCATAATATTCTTCTAATACATTTTTCTTAAAAAATACTTCACTCATATATTGAATCCCATCTTTGTTATATGTACGATATGGATTTTCAATCTTTTTTAATTCAATACCAGTTTTAACGTAACTATTATAGATACGTTCTCCACCTCTATCATATACAGTTGCTATATCATATAATCCAACATTTGTAGTTTTTTGTTCATTTAAAACTTTATTAGCTTTATCTTCCAATTTCTTAAACCATTTGAAAAAATCTTCCGGTTTAATTGATGATAATTTAATTGCTGAGAACTTTTGTTCATATATTCCCGTTACGAATATAATAGTTGAATCGGCTCCACTTAGGGATTCCTTATTACCATCCGCATATTTGTAAGTAGATATACGATATACCCCATACGGCTGTACAGCCGAACGGGATACACGTTTTTCTTCTAATATTAGTGGTTTATACTTTATTGCCTGATTTGGAGTAGTTGCCATTATACTTTATTTAGTTTAGGTAATTCCATTTTGTTTTTGTTTAAATTTGGTAGGTTGAATGGTTTTACCTGCGGTATTCCCTTTTCATATCTTTCCATCATTTGTTTAAAAACTTCATGCATTTTTTCTAATGTAAAATTCTTTAATGTGTTGGATTTTAATCCAGCCGATTGTTTTAAATGTACATCGTAATCATTAAATACCTTATATAATTTGTTGGCCGCATCTGAGTAGTTTACACTAAACCATTGTGCATTTGCTAATATAAATGTATCAACTGCGGATTCATCAATATTTGTTAATGAACCCTCTAAAAATATAGTGTGTTCTTTTGGTAAGAAATCCATTTGTCCGCTCCACCCAGAAACAACAATTGGTTTACCGGTCATAGTGAATTCAGCTAATGGTCTACCATATCCTTCACCTTTAGTAAATGAAACCATTGCTTTAACTTTTGGATGATGGTATAATGATGCCATTTCATCATCAGTTAAATCACCATGTAAAAGATATACTTTAGGTGCATCCTTACCAAATGGTTTTAATATATTATCAATCTTATCTCTTGTAGCTTCTCTATCCATTACTGAAAATCCAGCATGTGAGGTTTTCATAATAAGACCAGGTCTTTTATCTTTAGGTAGATATTTGAATACTGTAGCGAATGTTTTAATAACCATACCTACATCTTTCCTATCTTGCCCTAAATTTCCCTTTAACCAATGCCCAACAAATAAGAAATTAAAATCAGTTTCTAATTTATCTAACTCAGTTAATGAGTTGACCGGGTTTGAGTAAATTTCAGTATTTACACCTTCGAACAAAACTTCAACTGGTTTACTAATTCTGAACTCATTTACTATCTGCCCCGTTTGATTATTTTTTTCTTGATATGCAGTACCTAACATCAAATTCTTTGTGAATTGAGATGGTACTATAACCATATCCATTTTATTTGAACCATCAATAAATTCCTTTGGTAAAATAGTAGTTTCTACACCAGCAGTAATACCAATGTTAAAATTACCCTTTGCTTCAAATTCATTAGCAACGGACATCTGCATAAAGATATCCGGCTTTCGGTTCAATTCGGTAATTACATTTGCAAATACCTTTTTACCAAATTCAGTTGTTTGGTCAACTTGATTTTGTGGAGTATTTCCCCATCTGGTTGGTACAACTTTAACATCGTACTTATCCATTTCAAATAAGCTTCGTAAGATATCTCTCGCATGGTCACCATAACCACTTCGAGTGAATACTGGAGCTTGATATACTAATAATGGTTTATTCATAACTTTTTATTTTCTTCTTAATTCAATTTAAATAGTTCGTATGATTTACGAGGTTTCCAATTTTCAAAGGTTCCTTCCATTCCATCAACTAATGTTTTACACATATTTTCTGAACTTAATCCTATTTCACCAATGAAAGCTTCTCTTCCCTTTAATCCATTCTCTAAAAGAGTTTCTTTTGGTGTATTGTACATATCCATCATTGCTTTAGCAACATCATAGATATCAACTTTATCATCCCAAATATATGGTGTTGGAACTGAACCTGTTAATGATTGTGCTCTACTCCATACAGGTCTAACCCAAGGTCCTGGTTCTAATTTATCTTCCCAATCTCTCCAATTGTGAAGTGAACCAATTTTGATATAATCTTCCGAATTAACCAATTTTCCACTATCTTTATACCTAAAACCACATTGGTCTTGCAAACCACCAGTTACGTTTACGATAATTGGGGTACCAGCCATTATAGATTCAGCGGTTGTTAATCCAAATCCCTCATTACCAGCGATATTGATTGTTACATCAGCCATATTGTATAGGTAATTTAATTCATTTGTAGTTCTACGTTTATCTGAAAATATAACGTTACAATTTGGTGCTAATGTACTATAAACCGTTGGTAAATCGGTACCATTTTCATCGATAGGTTGTGTGTGCATCACTAAGCAAACTTTAGATGCTTTTTCTTCACCCAATTCCTCACAAAATTGTTTAAATGCCATAATAACATCAGATGGTTGTTTTCTACGAATATTTCGGTTTGACCAAAAGAATACAAAATCATATTCTTTACCACCTAATATCTCAGAACGAAATTCGGCTGGTACTTCTGTTGGGAAATATTCTTTTGAATTAATACCATGTGGTACATAGGATACCTGCCAATCTGAATGAGGTTTCCAAGTTGGCTTGTCCGTTAATGCGGTTAAACGGGATACGATACCATAGGTTTGACGAGAAATGCATCCAATCCAATCACAACTTTCGTAATAGTTACGATTATATAATGGGTCTGGTAAATCATCCCAAATAGCGTAAAACATAATTGGAACATTTTGTCTAATCTCATGCTCCATCTCATATAACCAAATCCAATATCTCGGGTCGGTAAAGTGTAATATAGCATCAGGTTGTTCAGCGTTGATTAATTGTCTAACCAATCCAGCATCACCATATCCAGTCCAAGGTAGTATTTTAACACTAGCATCTGCTACACCAGTTTGAGCGGCAACATCAACAGATACATCCAATACTTTACCTTGCTCAGGGTGATTAATTGCGGCTCCTACTTGGAACCAATCGTACTTGTCAACAGTACCCATTACTAATGCTTTGCTCATAGTGGCAATACCACTTGCCATTCGCAAATCATCAGAAAGCAATAAAATCTTTTTCTTTTTATTCATAACTTATTGAAATAACTTTTTTTTTAAAATTGAGAACCAGAGATTTGTAATTTCAGATATTCGTTCATTTCGTTTCTGAATTTTTCATCTGTAACATATCTCTCTACAGTTCTATTTACTAATTTTTGTAAGGTAACATCCGATTCAAAAGATACACTTTTAAAATTCGAATATACTCCCTTTAGAATCTTAACAGTTGTTAATTTTGTTTGGGTTTCCATATTGTTTATATTAATTTATATATATAAGTATATGGATATTTATTTTTCGTTAAGAAATCCCATCACATAAACCTCGTTGGCCGAATTCACAAAATTTACAATTCTTTTTTCGTTCTCCGGGGTTTTTTGGATATGGAACATCTCTAAATTTACCCTCATCATCAAATACACTATTCACAAATTCCATAAACTCACCATATACTTTATTTACAGTTGGTTTTCCAGATGCAGGAATGTGTTTTGACATATATGGAATTGGAAATGGAGCCTCTTCAGGCATTTTCCTTCTCATAATCTGATACTCTACTTTGATTTTATCCAAAGGAATATTAAATAATTCAGAATAATATTTTTTATAGATTATAATCTGAGCGTTCTTTAACTTATCAGCTTTTTGGTACTTATTCCATCCCATTGTTGATGTTTTTAAATCAATGATGATAATTTCACCAGTTGATAAATCTCTCATTACAATATCGATAAATCCAATAAGATATACACCTTCTTTAATAGGTGCATTAAGTGGAATTTCAATTCCAACTAATTCAAACCCAGTTTTAGTGTAGAACTTATCTAATTTCTTTTTGAACCACTCAAGGATTCTTCTACCATCACCATAGAACTCTTCTAACTCCAATTGGGTACATATTACACCCGAACTAAGTTTTTCAGTTTCTTTGATATATTCTTTACGCATCCATTCTAATAATAACTTATCAGTATCAATTAGTTCCGCTTGCTTTTTAGAAACCCCATACATAACCGAAAGGAAATGTTGGATTGTTTCGTGCATTGCGGTTCCAAAGAGTGTATGAATATTGGCAGAACTTTCACCCAACTTATCGATGTATCTCAACTTATATTGTTGAGGACATGAACTCCATGTTGAGAATTGTGAAAAACTTACTTTTGCCATAACTTTAATTTTATATTACAAATATACAAAAAAAGTTTGGATTTTCCAAACTTTAATTGATTTATTATACGTTTATTTTTAGTTTTTTTATCACTTTTGGGTCTGTCCCATAGTTTTCAGCCAACTCAATAATTTTTTGTTTACCAGTGTGAGATGCATATAATATCTTTAGATAATCTTCTGCTTCTATCTTTGATACTTCATAGTTTTTAGCTACCAAATCTATTAACCATCCCTCATACTTATCAGCACCCTTTGGTTTGATGTATTTCATAAAATGTCTACCCTTTGGGAGTAAATCAATTAAAGCCAAATACATTGCTTTAGGTGGTACTTCCTGAAGATATGGTTGAACACTAGCGATAGTTTCTACCCACTCATATTTCATAGATAGAAAACGGAGTACCATATAGTTTGACCAGGTCTTACGGTCACTCTCATCCAATGTATCCCAATACTTAGGGTTTTGAACATTGGTTATTTGTGTAATATGGTCAAAAAGGGTAGCTGCCATTACTTAGTTTGTTCGTTTGTATTTTGCTTATCTAATTGTTCTAATACTCTCAATTCAGGTGGCATCAATTCCTCACATACTTCACCACAATTACCACAAATAAAGATATCAATTGGGATAACTACATCTTGTGGTGTTCCAGTTAGTAACTTTGATATTTTTCTAAACTTACCACCAGTTACAAATGTATCGTATCCACATTTTTCACATAAGATTGGTTTAGATTTACCTATATCTATTTTTGGTCCACCAGCTTGCGCTTCAGCTGATGGTTTTTGTGGTTTCCCACTATTCATTCCTAATACTTTCGCCATTATACTAAATTTAAAATTTCAATTAAACACGCTGCCATTGGGATTTCCTTATCAATTGAATTGAAATGGTTACTTTGCCCTTGTGATAATGCAATAATAACATTTGCTGTGTTAGATGGAGCGTATTCATCTACCTTATCATATAATAATGTAAACAATTCAGTAAAGTCAGTAACTCTACTATCAATAATTGTTTGCCTCATATTCATATACTTATTTCTCTTATCATCTTTTGATTTAAGAATATCCAAAACTTTCATTTTGTAATCGTTTTCCAATAGATTTTTTGTATCTACTTTCAACTCACCTTTTACTGAATTTAATTGACAGGTATTGATAATCTTACGAATATCAGGATACCCAGCATCAATAATTGGTACCAAATCTTTAACTTCGAATTTTACTCCTTCATTGTTAAGGATTTTACTAACCTGTACTGCAACATCTTTTTTAGTTGGAGGTACAATTTGGAAAGTTTGGCAACGAGATTGAATCGGGTCAATTACCTTCTCAACATAATTACAAGTCAAAATGAATCTACAATGTCCACTAAACGTTTCCATTAAGTTACGAAGAATTGCCTGTGCATTTTGAGTCATATAATCAAACTCATCCAAAATTACAATCTTCCATTTCTTAAAACCCTGTGATGATGCAAAGTTGGTAACTTTATTACGAACTGTCTCCACATTGTTTTCAGATGATGCGTTTATAATCATATAATCACATTCAATTGATTTTACAATCAATTTTGCTAATGTAGTTTTACCCGTACCAGCTCTACCATACAATAAAAGATGTGGTACATCACCAGTTTCTAAATAACCCGCTACCTTTGCTTTAAGGTGTTCGTTACCTACATAATCATCTAATCGAGTAGGTCTATATGATTCAACCCACAATGAATTATCTACTTTTTCTTCTATACTTTGTTCGAAAAATGCCATTTTGTTTTTTTATTTATTATCTACCTACTTCACTCAATCTCTGAGCCTTAAAATCTTCCCATTCTACACCAATACCATCTATGTAATATAAATGTTCCGGTTTTAATCTACCTTCATCATGCAACTTAGAATATCTCTTAATTGCCTGTCTTTTCCACCACTTATTAATGTAATCATATCCTTCAGCGAACTTTGGTTTCATTACCAATTCAGATTCTTCAATTTCTGAACGTAGGAACTCAGGTCCATTTTCATAAATCATAGCGAGATATACACCTCGTTTAAACCCATGATGATATTCATTTGCTTTAATGTTACATTCTTTGAATATCTGTCCCAAAATCTTTTGTTTAATACCACTTACAGGTCCACTAGCTCCTTCACCAGTACCCATATTAGCCCCATTACGGATTCGTTCGTTTGTGATAGCAGTTTGATACCACTCTGCACGATTTTCCTTAATCCATTGATGCCAAGGGTCATAGAATTTATCATCCGGCTTTAAACTAATTTTACCAGCTGATTCACCTAATGTTTTAAAGTGAGGAATTCCATTGTATTGTGAATGTATTCCATAAAGGGAAGTTGTACCAACTGCTATTAGAGTTTGTCCGTACTTCTTTTTCCAAAATTCCCTAACTTCCGGAACCGTAGTCATCATTGCGGTTAACTTACCCCCTAAGAAGTTGTAACCAAGTGGCTGAGTACATACAATAGATGATGCAATAGTTGTATAGTTAAGTTTACCTTTAGCAAATTTATCTTCCTTAGTCCAACCAATGTAGTTATCTCTAACACCCATTGCGGTTACATCGGATGCTAATGAAACTAATCCTAACAATTTACCACTATTCCTATCTTTTATAAATATCTTCACATTTCGACCAGGATTTGCTGTCCAACTCATTGTGTGAATCATTTTACGAACATAAGTCCATTTGGTAGATTGTACTGCATCATCTTCAACAATCTCAACATAAGGGTCTAACTCTTCGATTTCTCTAATAGTTAGTTCCTTATTATTGATATCAGTTGGTTTCCATTGAGTATCATATAGAGATGCCATTTGGGATTTATCCCTAAACATAGATTCCTCCTGCAACTCTACCCATTTTTTGTATAAGGTTTGTTCTTCTACACTCATTGTCATAAGGTAGTTCATATTTTCGATGAGTTTTTGTTTCTCATCTTCAAATACAAATATTGGTTTTTGCGGTTCGGTATCCCAAAAGCTCATATGCTACTTTTTAGTTGTTATTATTTAATCTCTACTAAGTAATAATTTGATACATAGTCACCATCGGTAAATGATAACGTTGCCAATCCCTGTGATGAGATTTGTAATGATGAGGTTGTTGAACCTCTATTAGCCATTAAGATAGCTTTTAGGTATTTTGCTGAGAATGCAATTGCATCCACATTACCTTCACATTTACAATCTACACCAATTGAGATTCGGTTAGAGTTTATTGATGAGTATCCTAAGATAATTTCACCTTTACCATCTTTACAAGTGAATGTAAATGTATCAGCGTCAGCTAATGCTCCTTTAGATTTGATGAATTTATTAATAAACTCATTATCTAATGTAATATTTACATTGAATGGTGGAAGTGCTTTCAAGTCAGGTACCGATGGGATAACTGATGGTGCTGCCAACATATACTGAACTTTTGTTCCTTTATCAGAGAACTTCAATGCCCCAGTAACTTCCTCAACAGTGATACCATTATCTAATACACTTAACAAACCTCTTAATTGAGATGTGGTGTAAATACCGAACTCACCATTTGGGAATTCCGATTCTACTACACTTACATCACCTAATAAGGTTTTGTCATCTGAAATCATTCTAACTGATACGCTTGTATCATCTGATTTTAACATTACTGATTCTACTTCACCACCAAGGTTGTAACGATTGATGAAGCCATCTAATTTTAATTTTTCCATAATTTAATTTTAAGTTTTACTTTTTTGTTATACAAATATACGAATTATTTTCCACATTTCCAAATTAAAATGCAAAAAACTTTTCTGCTGTTTTGGTTGAGGATAAAACCTCTCCCCAATTTAATGCTCCATAGAAATCTTCCAATTTCTTAAGGAGTTCCCTTTCAAAGATTTTATCATAATCAATGTAGGTAGTTACTAAGTCCATAATTTCTTTTGGGTCACTATAACCATTTAATCCAACTGCATCTAATCCAAATGGGTTTTGTTTAAGATATACCCATTTAATTTTATCACCATCTTTTAATGGTGCAAATTGATTTTCTAAACCAAAATGAATTAATAGTTGATTATATGCAATAGATGCTTTAACGTGTGCTGGGCAACCTGATGGGAATTGAAACATTGCCGTTTGTTGTTTCTTCTTTGGCATGTACTTTGTTAAGTTTTTAACTGCTCCGGCTTTAGCAATCTTAACAACATCCATATTAACCAATTCTTTTTTGAAATTATAAACTTTATCAGTTATTTGGGTTTCCGTATCACCTCTAAGAATTTCAATTAATATTTCTCCCATAAACTTACGGAAAGCCGCTGGGTATGATGACCTAACCACATCTAATCCCTTTACATCCAATCTATCACAAGGTACACCATTATCGGAAATAATCCATTGTGCGTATCTCTTTTTAGCAATCCAAATACCAGCTTTTGATACGAATTCCTTTTTAATTTCAAATCTATGCTTATCAATGTTGAATACCCTTTTACCTAAGATATCATAGAAGTCATTTAGGTAATTCTGCATCTCACCAGCTATATCATTTACATAACCAGCAATTACATCCTGCTCATCATTTTTCCAATTTGGAATTCGATGGTCTAAAAGAGGAACTGCGGAGAAAAATACCGAATCAGTATCAATATATATATTACTGTCAGCATCAGGAGTGCCAAGCTCCTTATTGTATTTGATGTTAGCCATATCAGCTGTGCTTTTAATAACTGTCTGTCCCGTAGTGGTAACAGCGGTAGCATTATCAACATCATAGAACCTAAAGGCAGGAAGACCAAGCACCCCATATAAAGAGTTAAGTAAAATTTTCTGAACCAGCTGGCGTTTTTTATAGAATGCGTACTTTTCTTTATCTCCCTCATCACCATATTTTTTTTCTAATTTTCTAAATTCAACCCTTTGAGAGAACCATAAGTCCAATATATCAGGAATACAACCCGGTGTATCCGTTCTATACATAACACCATTTGATGCTACGGAATATTTACTTTTCTCTAATAGAATTTTTAGATTTTCTTTTGTTATGTAATTATCACCAACTTTATACTCATTAACTTCACCTTTTAAGTATTTTTGTGCATCCCAATCTTCCAACTTACCAACTTTGGTTTCTGGTGAGATATTGATACTCATAATGATTGATGGATATAGGGAAGTTAAATCCAAATCATAAATCCAATCATATTTTCCAACAATAGGTGCTTTAACATATGCTCCAATGAATTTCTCTTCATTATTTTCCTTAAGAGCTTCCATTCTCTCTCTTCTATCAGCAGGTTTGTTAGGTGCTACAATGTTCTTTCTTTTAAGATAACATAATAATGCTCCTTCCAAATACTTTGATGAATATACGAAATCTTCATATGGAACGTGTCCTGCGTGGCAGATACCTCTAGCGGTATCTATGAATTGTAGTTTCTTATCAAAATCAACAACTAACTCAACATCGACTAAGTTATACTCAATAAACTTTTCAATATCATCTCTGAATAAGATATCTAAGTTTCCTTCATATTCAATCTTACCCCTACCCAATTCTCTTTGAGCAATGGTATCTAATCTATATGAATCTAATTCTGAATATGTGAAGTTTTTATAAAGTGAAAGGTAATCCAAATAAGATACACCTGCCATAAAATACCTTTTACGATATGGTGACCAAAAACACTGTCCAATTGGTGATAATCTATTTGCATGTCTTTCACCCAATAAACGTTTGATACGATTATATAACATTGGTGTATCGAAATAATCAATATTCCAACCAGTTACAATAGATGGATTTATATACTCATACAATTCCAAATATTTCATTAACATATCTTCTTCATGTGTAAACGGAATAACGATAGCTTTATCAGTTTTACGCTCTACCATTTGACCTTTTTTATCCATTACTAATACCCAATATTGGTTAGTAGCAGAATCATGCAGTGCAATTGATGTTAATTCATTCTCTGCTTTTTCTGGGTCAGGTAATCCACTCTCCATCTCACACTCAATATCATATGTAAGTGTAACGTGTCCTTCAGATGGAATATCCGAATTGGTGTACATATCTACTAAAACTCTCGTAGTTTCAGGTACATCTGATTCAAATAGTGTAGGGTCATCTCCTTTGAATTTATAAATCTTAGTCACCTTATCTCCATATAGAGTGGTGTACTCACCATTTACTGCTTTTTCATAAGCATATCGGGTATATGGAAAACTCCTATACCCTTGAGTATCATCCCACAAATGGACTAAGTTCTTTTCTCTTTGATAATATATGTTTGAATACAAATTTCTTTTATTTAATTGTTCTACAAATATACGATAATTTTTTTACTTATCAAAAGTATTTCTCGCATTATTTACGAAGTTTTCTTCGATTTTCCAACTTTTAAGTTGAGATTCCCATAATAGTGATTGAGCAATGTGAGTTATATCAGGTCTTTCAATTTCACCATCTAATAATTTAACAACCATTTCTTTAAATTCTTTTTTTCCATTGTAAAGAAGTGGGTATTCGTTACCAACCATTTCAGGGTAACAAAAATCATTAGGTAGTAAATAAGGTACACCTCTACTTAACCCATCAGTTGCACTCATACTCCATGCTGAATAACCTTGAAACGTTCCTACACCAAAATGAGCTTCTGCTAATTGATTCATATAAACATTCCTATCAGCATGTCCAATATATTTGGTATATGGTTTATTCATATTGTTTAAGGAAGTCCAAACTTCAAAATCTTGTCTTTCTTTCCATAGGTTATCCATAGTTTCAAAAAACCAATCTGAACCTGTATATACACCTTCTCTATGATTAAACACAATAGTTTTTGGTTTATATGTTTGAGTTGGTGTTGCTGAATCGCATCCTAAATACCAAGGTTGAATAATCTCTTCTAACTTATCAGTAATATGCGATTTAAATGTTTCTTTTGCTCTTTTAATAACCAAATCTTTAACCCATTGTGAGTTTACACCACAAACCTTCATTTGTAACATGCCTTTCACATTTCTCCAAAATGAATTATCATCTCTAGCACCATTATCTTTAATTTCCCACCAATGACAATAACCAATAATAGGTTGTGTTTTATTGTAAATACGAGTAATTTTAAACTCATTAGTCCATTCAGGTAAATGTGACCAAATTAGATTAAATTCACCATTATATTTTTCAATAATTCGGTTGAAGAAATTATTGGGATAATCTACTCTCATTTTTGGTGGAAAACAATCCAATCCATCCATTTTAACCAACTTAACATTGGGATATTCAAATTGATTGATTATACCAGGGTGGTTATTTAAATCTGGGTATGGGAGAATCCATTCCCATTCTTTTCCTATTTCGGTGTTGTCTAAAAATGACTTAAACACCAATAGGAACGAATCCCTATTGATGTCTTTTGCCATACCAAAATTTGTGTAATTAGGTATTACTAATACTCTCATCCATTTTATTTTAAAATTGCTTTATTTGATTTTCTGATATTTGATGTTTTATTTCTGATTACTAAATTTTGTATAGTAGTTTCATTACCACTTGCTCTAGCATCAATATGGTCACCTTCCATAATTGAATTAGTACCCATTAGTTGCTCAAATGTGAACTCATTCCCATCAGCATCAATCCAATCATTTTGAATTGCTGCGTTTAATTTTTGTTTTTTAGTATAGTTTGTAGTATCAATTAAAGTAATAACACCACTAGCGAAAAGTTTATCATAACTTTTATAAAACTTTTCCATAATCATAGTAGAACGAATTTGTATATCATCCGTTTTCTTAGCTCCACATTTTCTTTTAAATGATTCGGCGTTTGTTGATTTCTTACCAGTAATAGGATGTACATAATCTTTTCCAGTTGCCGGGTCTATAAGGAATTCATCTTCCTTTCTCAAAGTTGCTTCAGTTTTTGCAAACCAATCGATAAACTTTTTATAACTATTAATTTTTATCTCCTTATCTTTATTATTCATTGGGTGAGATGGAGTATTCAATACCGTCATTAATATAAATAAGTTATCTAAGAATGTTCTTTCAAATTTAACATCTCCGGCTGAATTTGCTAATTCTATCGATTTACTGATTAATGATTTAGTATCATTCATTCTCTTTTTACTATGTTTTGGTAATCCTTCAATTGAAGCCATAGTATCTAACATAGAATTCTTTGGCCAACTATATATGTTACCCTCCAATACGTTGTAATAATATGCAAACCATTCAGCTATTATAAGTGCATCACCCTTTTTCAAAAGAGAGTAATCGCTTGATAGATTCTTTGTATTATTAAACATTGCTGTTAATAATGGGTTATTATTCATAAATGAATGTAGGAATCTATTGAATTGAGATGGTATGATAATTCTTCGTTCATTATCATTCCAAGGTTCTCCGATATTGGTATAGATTGTAATATCAACCATATCCTGCAAAGTTGCTTTTTCAACTAATACAATTGTAATTGGTAAATCCAATACTTGCTTTTGAGTAAGTTCCGGCATATCTTTGAAATATATACCTTTCATTTCAAATGGTATTGTATTACCATCTTTACTTTCGATTAAATCAATTACTGATTCTGTAATTGTAAATTTGGAATTTAAATAGTCAGAATAACATTCCACTCTATGTTGACCATCTATATTTAGATAACGATATCCTAACTTTGTTAGGTTTTGTAAGTAATCAATTGTTTCTTTAACAGATTCATATCTGTCATCTCCTTCAGAATATTGAGATATCAATGATTCACAATAGTCTAAACATCCATCAATACTTACTAATACAATTGTGTAGATATTTGAGTGTCCAATTAAACACGCTTTCATATGTTTTGCTGATGTTGTATCCTCCCACTTATCAAGCAATCTTTGTAATTGATGCTTATCCACATAAATATAAGGGGACATTTCTCTTAGTTTGTTTAGAGTTCCACCAGAAAGAACTTTTGCGCTAATTGATTTTTTAATAGCCATAATAATTTAATTTTTTTTGGTATCGTTGTTGTGGTGATACCTTTACCACATTGTTTATTTTGAACTCATATAAGGGTGAGTTCTTACCCTATCTTTATAACACTAAGATACGAATTATAATTCATATAGCAAAATGTTTTTTAATTATTTTATAACTAATTGATTATCAATAAGTTAGTATTTTACCAAAAATTGATGTCATTACTCTCTTCTGGTGCGTATGTAGTGTGATGTACTACTTCGGTATTATAATCGTTTAAATCCTTTGGATATGGCTGTATTGGATGTTTTAATCTACCCATCAAGTCCTTTCTCTCCTTCTTATTTTGGGGTAATATTTGAATATACCTATGTTTTGGTGGTTCTTCTCTTCTCCAAAACTCCTTATATCCATCCTTTCCAATTTCCTTTCTAAGATGCTCCAAATTACCACTTCCCCAGTTATTATAAACTGTCCTACTATGAATCCAATCGAATGGGTCATTAATTAATGAAATTCCCCAATTTGGCATCAATGCAATATCAGTATTTAATCCCTGATAAATCCAATTGGTAGCTTTGTATATCCCACCAACGTGTCCTTGTCCATTATTAGCGTATGATAGTAATACTTTAATATTAGTATCATTTTCTCTAATCCATTGGAATGTTTTACCTAATGCACAACTTTCAATATTTGAACCATATCCATCATCAACATACAAACGGGTAAGTTCTAAGATGTTATCTTTTGTTAACCCATCACATACCGATGTTGGTGCTTTGGCTCCAACAGGGAACCCATAAACTGCTACTCCAACTAATTTGTTATCTGAAAACCCAACTGATGTTTCATCTTCTCTATAATAGATACCCAATGCGTATCTACATGCTGTCCAAGCATGAGTGTAGTGTTTTTTAACAATCATATCTTTAGCGATAGATTTAGCAATAGGAGCTACACTTACTCTACTGGCATCAACATAATGTTTACCTTCTTCTTTCATTTTACTTTACCCACTCATTAAATGCGTTTTCAAATGCGGTTACCTTATCCACTCCTTCAGATTGATATTGTTTTGCAGTTTCTATTACTTCAAAACGTAAACCAAATGCGGATGCCTCCATTAAGATTTCTTCAATTTGCTCCTCTGCTGTCATAACTAATTTAATTTGATTGTTGTATTAATATAATGCTCTCTTACTTTGTTTAACCACACCTTATCTTTTGGGTGGTAATGACCTGAACGTAATGTGAAATCAACTAATTGTTGATGTGGATAATCTCCACCAATAGTCTTTATAAGTTTCAAAAGTTCCCTTAACTCATTTGTTAGTGGAAAAAACTTTATAGGTTTCCTAGCCATATATTTAATTTATAAAACAAATATACGAAATTAATTTGATATTTCCAAATTAATCGGTTCCATTTTTGTAATTTGTTCTATAAATTCCTCATTTTCCTTTGGATATGGGAATAATGGGTGCTTTATGGTTTTCATAAGTTTCCTACGTTCGCCACCTTTTGAGAGAATATACACATATCTATGTTTTCTTGGGTTCTTTCGTATCCAAAACGTAGATGATGCTATCTTTTGGATTTCAGTTGGATTGTTAGTTCCAAATTTGACATAAGATGTTCGTTGGTGGTGCCAATCACCATCTTCTTCCCATCGAAAATCCCAACTATCGTTAAATCTTAGTTTGTTACCCTGATACAACCAATTTGTGGCTTGATATATAGTACCACAATGTCCTTCTTTCGGGTCTGAATATGATATTAGTGCTTTAATGTTTGGTACATTTTCTCTTAACCAATCAAATGTTTGAGATAGGAACCAACTTTCAATATTAGAACCATAACCATCAAATACAAATAATCGAGTTAATTCTAATACCTCATCCCGTTCTAATAGGGGTGTAATTGATTGCCCAGCACTTCTACCTATTGGGTCACCATAACAAGCAACTCCAATTAATTTATCTTCTACATTACTAAAGAATGTATGCTCTTCTACTTCAGAGGTAAATAAACCAATAGCATAGGATACTTTAGTCCACAAACCACTATAATGATTGTTTACTATAATATCCTTTGCTACCGATTTGGTTATTAATCTAATTGATAGCTTTGAAGTATCGCAATATTGTTTGTTTTCTTTCATAAACTACCAGTCCAAAATTCATTTAAGTGTGTCCATGTCTCATTTCTCACAATTCTTAGAATATTGGCTGAGGAACATTTGTTGTTTTGAGCAATTACTCTAACATTTCGGTGTCCCATTTTCCATAACCTTCTTATTTGTATAACCTGCTCATCTGTCAATTTTGATGACGGGTGAGACTGACCTCTTAGTATTGGCATTTTTTTATATTAATTTTTCCATTCATTAATTGCGTTTGTATATGCCATTTCAGATTGAACTCCAGAAAATCGTTGTACTTCTTTTCCGTTTTTTTCAATAACCACTAATGGAATACTACGAACTGAGTATTGAGATGCTGCCTCAAAATCTTTATCAACATCAATATCTCTAAAAGTAACATCACTATGTTGTTCTTTTAATCGTTCAATCGTTGGTGTTAACATTTTACACGGTCCACACCAAGTTCCATAAAATTTCTTTACTTCTAACATCTTCTTTTTGTTTTAATTGTTTATTCTATCCATCACAACTCAAGCAATCAATATCCATTGCTCTATCAGCAATATCACCTCTGAGTACTGATTCAGTTCTCATATAATAAAGTGTTTTAACACCTTGCTTCCATGCTTCCATACTTACAGTATGTATCCATTTTGGTGTTGCGGTAGATGGGAATGCCAAATTTAATGAAACCGCTTGGTCAATATACTGCTGTCTAATTCCAGCTTGTCTAACCAATTCTAATTGATTTATTTCTTTGAATGTTTTAAATACATCCTTAATATTAAATGATTTTTCGTAATCTAATTCAGATATATCTTCTTTCTTTAATACTTTACCATTTAAGAATCTCCATTCATTCAATTCATTAATATCCTGAATTGAACCTCCATCTGCCATAATTTTATCCCAAATTTCTTTTGTATTGATTCCTATTTTTTTAAAAACCCTTTCCAATTCACCATTCTTACGAATAAAAGTTCCTTTAGCAGTTTGTTCCGTAAATACGTTAGCTGCCCAAGGTTCAATACCAGCAGATACATCACCACTCAATTTAGAGTTTGATACCGTTGGTGCAATTGCTCTTAAGTGTGTATTTCTAAACCCACTATCTCTACACCATAAAGGTTCACCCAATTCAACTGCCATATCTCTACTTGCTCTTTCAGATTCAATCTTTAATTGAGAGAAAATCTTACGAGTTTCAAATTGTGCAATCATTCCTTCAAATGGAATACCCCTTTGTTGTAAATAAGTGTGCCATCCTAATACACCTAATCCCAATGCTCTACCTTTTTCAGCAGAACGAACTGAGTTTTCAAATCCTTTTAAGTTTTTAGCTTTTTGGATAAATTCTGAAAGAACTCCATCTAAAAACCAAGTTGCGGTATATACTAAATCAGTATCTTTCCACTCATCGTACTTAGCTAAGTTTAAAGATGATAAACAACATACAAATGAATGTGATTCATCAGTATGAAGAGCGATTTCAGAACATATGTTTGTCATATGAACTTTCAATCCATTAACTTTGTACATCTCTGGGTTTTGTTTATTAACATTACCCTTAAACATAATATAAGGTTCTCCAGTTGCTTTACGTTTCTGAAGTAATTTACCCCATTTTCTACGAGCTTCTTCATCTCCGTTTTCCAACTTTCTCATAAACTTATCACCTACTACTGCACATTGGTGTAGGTTAAGTGATTGGCGATTTACATCACCTTTTGGTTCTCTAATCTCTAACCAATCTTCAAAATCTTTATGGTCAATGTTTAGGTTAACAGATGCTGCTCCCCTACGAACTGAACCCTGATTTGTGGCAAGTATGGTTGAATCATAGATTTTTGTAAATGGAATTACACCATCAGATGTTCCATTTCCAGTAATTTGTGCTCCAGCTGGTCTAATTTGATTAATACCAATTCCAACCCCACCACCATGTTTTGCTAATAACATTAGTTCTAAATTCTTAGTACCAATATCAAATATTGAATCAGCTACATCAATTCCGAAACAAGATATAGGTAAACCCCTATCAGTTCCAGTGTTTGATAAAACAGGTGTAGCCAAGTTTAACCAACCTTTCCAAATGTAATCAAAAAACTTTGATGCCAATTGTGGTTTGTTTAATCGTTGTGCTACTTTAGTAGAAACTCTCCAATATGCATCTTTTGGTTTCTCTCCAGCTAGCAAATACCCTTTACTAATAGTTTTTACATAGATTTCGGTATTTCCCCATTCTGGAAAATCTACTCCCAATTCCCAACCTAAATCTTCTCCGTAATTTTTAGCCATTTTAATTCTCTTCTTTTATGAAAACACCATTAACAGTATTTCCTTTTCTATTCTTAATTTCATTCCAAGCATGCTCTAAACATTCAGCTGGTTCTAATCCCAACTGATATGCTAATATGATTAATGTTACAAATGTATCACCAATCCCATCTTGGATTTCTTCTGTTTTTTTGTTCTTTGCGATTGCTCCAGCGGTTTCACCCAACTCTTCCATCACTTTCATCAATTGTTTGGGTGCGTTTTCTGCTTTTAGGATATCCTTAGCATCAGCCCATCCTTTTACGTTTTGTATTAATTCATCAAAATTCATAATATTGTGCTATCTAAATCGTAGGTTCCGAATAATTCTTCACCTGCTTTAATGTGTGTAATTGCTATTTTATTTTGAGTGTTGAAGTTAGCCCTTTCAACACCTAATGTGTTTGTATATGCCAATGGATTTACTAAATTAAAATATCCATCATTATATAATTTAAACCATACAAAGGGGTATTCACCCCTTTTATTTTCGTATGATTTAAGTATTATGCGTTTAACATATATTGGTAGTTGTTCAAATTCTAAATGGGTTATTGTATATGTTCCAGTTTCCCCATCCCATCTTTCAAATAATGATTCACCGGCTTTGATATCTCTAAGAGCAAATGTACCAATTCCATGTATTGGGCTTGGTGCAATATCAGTTTTGATGCAATTATTTAAATATGTGAATGTACTCATACTACAAATATACGAAATTTATTTGATTAAACCTAATGTTTATTAAAATAAATCTCCCCAATCTTCCCCTTCATTAGCCTTTGAATAATCAGTAGGTCTAATAGCGAAGAAATCAGTATGTGTAGTACCACCAGTTAAGTGATAGAACCATTCTAAATTATCAGCTTTCTTAGAGTTGAATTCGAAAATACCATCATAACCTAATTCTCTAAGTTTGGTATTTGTTCTCGCTTTAATAAATTCTTTCAAATCTGATGATTTTAGATTTTCTAAATCACCATTTTCAAACATCTTATCAATAAAATGAGATTCTAATTCTACGATTAGTTTAGCTGCTTCTTCGATTGATTCTTTACTAGCTTCCTTTAATTCAGGAAACTCTTCACACATATGATTGAACAATTGACAACCCATCTTAGAATGTAAGGATTCATCCCTTACAGACCATTTCATTTGTTGTCCTATACCTTTCAATAGATTTCTCATTTGGAACGAATATAGAACCGCAAATGATGAATAGAGCGATACTCCTTCAGCGAATGCTGAAAAGATTGCCAAACTTCTTGCTACTTCCTGTCTTGCTATCGGATTTGTTTCCAAATCGTTATGTGTCCAATCAGCTGTAGTAGAAGTTAAGAGTTGGAATTTCTCAGCAACTGCAGGTTCGTGCAAAAATGCTGAGAAATCATCTAACCCTAATGTTTCATTTAGATATGAATATGCGGTTGCATGAATTGTTTCTTGTGAACCAAACATCATAGCCATCTGCTTAATTTCATGCTTTGGAAACCATTTGGTTACCATCGTAGTCCAATAATCAGATACAGCACATTCAGTTTGAGCAAAACCCAATAGAATGTTACCAACCAAATGTTTTTCATCAGATGTAAGATTTTCATTCCAATCTTTAACATCACCCTGCATTGAGATTTCAGTATGTAACCAAAATGCCTGAGCTTGTTTTAACCAGCCTTCTTCATAATACACTGGAAATTCAAATGGTTTGTAGGGTATTCTTTCAGTAAATAATTTGCTCATAGTTTTAACTCTATTATTTAGTTTCCTCTATGGATACTTTTCTATAATCAGTTACCAATTTTTTAATCTCACCAATAGCTTTTCTAGCTCTTGATTTAGCAGCTTTGGTTGTACCATTGTGCTCTTTTTCAAATTGAGTGTATAACTCTTTAATTTGTTCGAAAATTTCTTGCGAATTTGCCATAATCTTTATTTTGTTTTTAATTGTTAAGTCCAACCATTTTTTCAGTTGGGTGATTATAACTATTGTATATATTGAAAAAGAATTCAATTTACAAAGTTAATTTTTTTATTTTTTTGTTTGGTATTTTTACATACCACATATTGATTGATTGAGTATTATCCAAAGTTATCTACATATTTTTTATGTAATAATTTCTTCTCCATAATCGCCCCATCATTACTTTCTTTTGATGTAATAATTCCATCAGATGATGATGCTTCAAATACTTCAATTGAACCAATATTAGTATCCATTTTAGATGGGAATGTTAATCCATCCGGTCCGAATCTATTCTTCATCACGTGAAATCTAGCGGTGTTGTTTAATTTATCTTTAGATTTTCTACTGATACTCATAATGAAATCTGCGTTCATAACTTTAGCGTATGAATCAGCCACTTTATCAGCTTCAATAACTTCACTATCAATTGCCGAACGATTGGTTTGAGATGCTGTCCAAACGGGTATTCCTAACATACCACCCATTCCTCTTAGTTCAATATAAACACCACCTTGCTCACCATAAGTTGATTCTGATTTGTTTGTAGTAGAGAGTAGTAAATCAGCGTAATCAATAATAACTAAATCCGGTTTATTACCCGCAGCAGTCATCTTTTCAATGTGAGATTCGATGTTTCTAGCTGATATACCCTTTGGTGGAAAATACTTAATGAGTAATCTACCTTTTAGTTTTTTAATCTTTTGAAGTACATCCTCTTTTCTATTTTTTAAATCCCCAGATGGGATTTGTGTGAATACAGTATCATATCGCTGTCCTACATAATGTTCGGATAATTCTAATGAATAATGTACTACATTCATTCCAGCTTTCACAGCAGCCGCTCCAAGTGCACATAGTACCCAAGTTTTACCAACTCCTGATGGTGCAACTATTACTCCCAATTCACCGGGTCCTAATCCACCATCCATTAACCCATTAATACAATCCCAAGAAGTTGGTACAGTTGTTCTATTTAAATCTTCACTACGTTCTTCAAAATCTAAAACGTAATCTAAACCCAAATCAGTATCAACTCCAACTTTCATTGCTTTATCTACTAAATCTTTAATTCTATCATAAGAACCAGCTTTTAATAAATCAACGGATTGTACAATTGCTTCTTTAAGATTCTGATTGATGCAAAAGTTAGAAAATTCTTTTTTTACATAATCCAAGTCATTATCACCTAATTGGGTAAATGCCAATTTAAGTTGTTCAACAATTCGTTTCTGCATTCCAGAATCTTCCATTTTTGAAATTTCAACTTTAAACACATCTAATGATGGTGTACGTTTGAAATCATCATAATATTCCATTATCTCCTCAACAATCCATTTGTTTGCTTCGGATTCAAAAAACTTAGGATGTATAACCTCTCTGAGCGTATCTAATAAACGAACATCAGCAATCAAACAAGATAAAACTTTTGTTTGAAATGATTGTCCGTATTTAGATAGTGTGTCTGTATTTTGCATGTATATAACCTATTTGTTTCCACAAAGATATAAAAAATTTGTGATAAAACCTAATTTATTTTATAATAATGTTGTGGAATGTCGATTGTAACCAATCATTAATGTCTCTCCAATTTTGTAAAACCTTATATTTGTTACCAACTTTAAGGAATTCTAATTTATTGAATGCAACATCATCTTCTCTGAATCTATCAATTATCTTAAGCTTTTGATTTGTTGGTATATGTGGTTCTTTCAACTCCATTAATCGCTTATTCATAAGGAGTTGTTCCCTTGCTTCTAAAATATCATTATAAAGTTTGATTTTACCCAATTTACCTTCACACATTTGAAACAATTCATCATGCGTAATAAGTCTATCTTCAGATAGTTCAGGAAATCGTTTAAGAAGTGTTTTGATACCACATCCTTTAATACCCGGAATGTTATCGGACTTATCCCCATCTAATGTACGATATAATAGGAGATTTTCAGGCCAAATTTCAAATTCATCAAATACAACTTGTCTATTATATAGTTTCTTTTTAGTTGGTGAAAATACACTAACTTTATCAGAAACTAATTGTAGGAAATCTTTATCAGTTGAAACAATTACAACTTCACCATCATACTCATTTTGAGTATATTGGGTTAAATATGCAATAGTATCATCTGCTTCAATTCCATCGTAAATCATTGTTTGAACTGGTAGATAATCCAACATATCATTCAGCCATACAAATTGTTGCCTCATTGATAATCGTTCATCCTCTTCACTCATCATCTCACCATAGGTGCGATTAACTCTAAATCTATTCTTCTCTCTACCAGCTTTATATCCTTCGTGGATTTTCTTTCTGGATTCAGAACCATTCTTACCATCAAAAGTTACAATAACTCTCGTTGGGTTGAATTCTCTGATTTGATATCCAATTGATTTTAATGAACCAATAACTCCACCCGTATGGTCACCATCCTCATTCATTGTAGGATTAGTTGTCCAGCTACGGATGAAGGTATTAAGTCCATCAATGATAAGAACTCTACTGTTTCTCTCTCTTAGGTGGTTTGTTTTGTGTTCCTCACTCACTTTATTGAGGATATCTTTATAGAGTTCTTTCATTAGTTAGTTTTATCAGAGTTAAAATAAGTTTCTATTGCTTTCAATCTATCATCTGCATCTACCAACATTTGAAGAGCTTCTTCAGCGTTGTTATAGAAATCATTTGTAGAATGGTCACCAATTCCAGCTGGATTCTTTTCTAATAATTCTAATGTAAGTAGTGCTTTTGCTCTATCGGCTTGTGCACTTGTTTTTAACATTTCTTTCAATCTACTCATAACATATTTTTTATAATTTAATCCCCGATTACCTCAGAATCTACTACCAAATTATCGGTATCCATTGAATCCTTTTTATATTGTAAGATTGTTGCTTCACAAATTCCTTTGTAAATTTGTTCTCTAATAGAGTCATTATCTTGTAATAATTTTGGGAAATCTTTAGATTGATATTTGATAATTTCACCAGTATCAATATCGGTGTACTCATACCAAGCACCAGTTTGTTTTACCAAACCATGCTCTTTCATTTGCGCCAACCATGCTCCATAGTTATCGATTCCTCTATCAAAGAAGATATCGAAATCAGCGGAACGTAATGGTGGACCCATACGATTTTTAACAACCTGACAACGTACTTTGATACCTACGATTCTATCGTTACCATTTTCCTTTGCCTTAATGGTTCCCATACTCTTTAATCTTAAACGAACCGATGCGTGGAAAGCGATTGCTTTACCACCAGAAGTTGTCCAAGGGTCAGAGAATGGCATAGCGTTCATCTTCTGTCTTAATTGATTTGTGAAAACCAATGTGATTTTCTGTCTACCAATTAAGTTTGTGATTTTACGCATTGCCTTTGAGATAATAATTGCTTTATCGGTTGCGTATCCATCTTTACCATAATCTGCTTCCATCTCCTTTTCAGTTGATGCTGCTGCTACTGAATCCACTACGATTGTTACGAGTTTATCTTTCGATGCTACTCGCACTTTCTCAATAATGATTTCGGTGTATTCGAAACATTGTTCTACTGTCTCAGCCGCTACATATAGTAATTTAGATACATCTACTCCAATTGCCTGTAAGAACTCTCTACTGACCGCATTTTCGGTATCTATTAGAACCGCAACACCACCTTGCTTTTGTGTTTCAGCAAGGAGGTGAGCAGATACTAATGATTTTCCAGATTGTTCAAGTCCAGTAATTTCGGTGATTCTACCAATAGGTAATCCACCATAAGGTCGATTAGAAATGGCAACATCTAGCATTGATGCTCCAGTTGATACCCACCCACTCACGTCGGTTGGGGAATCTCCGGCATCCAAAAAGAATGCTACTCTTTGGTCTTTGGATTGTTTGTTTAGGGAATCAGCAAGAACACTTGCTAAATCCACCTCTTTCGATGTTTTTGCCATATAACTTTTTAGTTTTTAGTTGTTGAATAAGTCATCAAATGCTGATGCTACATCATCCATTTTCTTACGTTCCTCAACTGCTGGTGTAGCGGCGAATGCTTCATTTTTAATTGGAGCTGCTGCTGGTGCCGATTGTGGAGCCGGAGCCGGTGTTGATAATGTTGATTGTGAAGTTGATTCAGAACCTTCATCACCAGTTGGATTCAACCACCCTTCTAATACACCTTTTAATTCAGCGTAAGAAAGTTCCTGATAGATATCAGTAATGTTAGTTTGACCTTCCATTGCTGCTTTCAATTTTTCAGAATCTTCCAAAATAGGAGTTTGAGTTGGTTTAACTCTAATTGTAGTTACAGGATAAGAAGTTCCTGCATCTTCAGCTGATACATAATCAATAGTGATATCTCTACCAGTTGTTGGGTCGGTAATATCTCCATAATCTGGGTCAGCGATGTAACCTAAGATTTCCTGATAAACCGTCTTACCAAATCCCCAAAATTTAACTCCTTCGTTTTCTTCACCTCTTACAATAACAGGTACGAATGTTCTCAACTTCGGTTCCATTTTCTTAGCAGCTTTCCAATCTTCCTTATCACCCATTCGTTTAAGTTTGTCAGCAAACTCAACAATTGGGTCAGGTCTTCCGAAAGACATCGGAGATAGATAAGATTTGTTGTTAATGTTGTAGTGGAAATAAAGTTCGATAAAAGGATTTTCTTTGTTGAACTTGTAAGGTACGATTCTCACTTGAGTCTTACCATTTGCTGGTTTCCAAAGATTGTTTTTTGTACTTCCAGTGTTTTGTAGTTTGTTTAGTCTACCTCTAATTGCATCTAAATTAATAGCCATTGTTTTTTGTTTTAAAAGTTTATAATTAAGTTTTAATGGTTTTATTATGGTGTCTTTCCTACACCTTATATAAATATCAAAAAACCAAGTTTTAAGATGGTCTTATCCATTTATTTATACAAATATACGAATAAAATCTGATACTTCCAAATTTTATCCGTAATATTATTTTTTAGTACGATGGTTTGTCAATGCGTTGATTATATTAACCAATCGTTCAATTTCTTTATCTTTATTACTGATGATATCCATCAATGTAGGTTCAATTGAATTGAGTGCTTCTATCTTTGCTTCCACTCTTGCCAACTCAATACCTCTTATTTCTTTAGTTGAATGAAATTCATGTTCATATTCTCCCAATTGTCTATGACATTGAATTTCCAATTCTGCAACTTCTTTTAATCTTTTGATTTTATGAGTTTCAATATCATTATCTACTTGATTAAATTTTTCTCTACGATACAATTCAATTTCTCTATTGATTATATTCTTTTCAATTTCCAAATCTCTCAATTCCTGAGCTTTGGTATTATTTGATTTATTTCTTCCAAACATAACGTTAGTTTTATTATTTATACAAATATACGAAATTTATCTGAGAATACCAAATGTTTTCTCAAATACTTTATTAAGTTCTAAAGTGAGCTCCCCCACCATAGTTATATTGTGGTGCATTTGAACTCCATCCTTTGGAATGATTACTAAATGGTTTGGCTGCTTGTGCGAATCTACCATATGATTGAACTGATTTAGAAGGTCCACCCATTGAATCCCAAGCAGATTCCCATTTCTCAGGCATTACACCATTTTTAAATTCTATAACTGGTGTATCTAAATCTTCCAATAATTGGGTTACCTCTTTAATTGGGAATTTGTAAAAGGTATTTACTCTAAGTGTTTTATCCACTTCTATAAAAAGTATAGAACGAGCTTTAAGTTTACATAACTTTAATCTTTTTGTTTTAGTTGCGGTTCCTTGTGAAACC